AGTGTTAACGGTATGTATGCTAATCTTGATATTTTGGTTAAAGCAATTGCAAGAACAATTTTCCGCTCTTGTTATATCAATGGTGACGGTGAAGAAGCAGATGAACAATTGGATGATTATCTAATTCGATGTATCGAAATGCCTGAGAATATTACATATGTAATGGAAAATCGAGCACCCTATCGTTTTTATCATAGAGAAAACAACGAGATTACAGAACATACTTGCCGTCTTGGTGTAATGCAAATTGCACCAAAACTATTTGCTTTAGAATTAAGTAGTGGTGTGTGGGGAGAAATTAACATTAGGGACTTAAACACATTTGTTAATACATATGCAAATGGACATAAGAAAGGTAAGTGGCATATGATTTCTCCTCAAGAATTGTGGTTAAAGACAACAGGTGAAAAACCAACAAATGCACAAACAAAGGTTATGAAAGAATTTTTGAAGCAGAATCGTAAGCCTGAAGATGCCGAAAAGAAGGCTATGCAATTGTTTGAAAGTATGGTTGAAAAGCACGATGTTATCAAGAAGGGTAAATTTGAAACAACACAAGGTAAGAAAGTGTTGGCTATGTATATCCGAGGTAAATTGGCAGATTGGATGGTAATTGATAATCAATCAAAGAGAGGCATTCAAGATGTTAGCACTTACGTCTTAACAAAGAGAGGAAATACTTCAGGTATATCAGCAGGTGTAAAAGAACCGGTAGTTGGTAACAAAGATGATTATTATTGGGCAGGACCAATTTGTATTGATAATCTATCAAGTGGTGCGGCAGTTGGCGACCAATTTGCGGCTCGCGCTATGGCGGCTATGAATGATACAATGTTGGTAAAACTTGTATCTACTGTTAGTAGGTATTTATCAGGAGAACAAACGGAAGGACAAACTACGGTTAGGTTGGATTGGGATGCCATGCCTTAATTGTAATTCCAAACTACTTGAAATGAACAAGAAGATTAATCTTCCTGTCTGTAAAGTTTGTGGGCAAATTCAAGCGTATCGAATCTATGAAGTTACTGATACATCTATGGTAACAAGTAGAACGAATGATGAATTCGAATTAAAGATGTTACTATCCGAATTCGGCCTGCAAACTTTTCAGACGGAAATTATGAAAAATTATAACGCTTGTAATAGTCATTTACTATTCAAGAAGATTGATTTGGCAACAAGAAATGTGGCTATTACCACATATACTTTAAGACAATTGAAACAGAAAAATTATCCTCTTGAATATTGTAAATTTGCTGGAACGACTTGGAAAAAAGTAGCAAGACTATTAAAAAGAATAGACAAACATTTTGGAACATCGGGAATATTAACATCCGATGATTTAGAATGTTTTTATGAAGAAATAACAGAAGTAGAAAAAGAAAATCTTATCCCTATTATTAAAGAATGGGAAGAAAAAGAAACTCTAACTCGCGGTCTACTATCTGCACTCTTTTATGACAATACTGTTATGACAAGAGATGAAGCGAGAAAATTATTTGGTGTAAGCCTACCAAGACTAAAAAGGTATTTAACAAAGGTGAGAAAATGAAGAAAAGAAATGTGATGATAATTGGTGCAGGTGGAATTGGGTCTTTCCTAATTCCCCTATTGAACAGAACGAAGTTGTATAACCTAACAGTTTATGACCCTGATATTGTTGAAGAGAAGAATATGACATATCAGAATTTTAAACTTAGTGATTTGAACGACAAGAAAGTATTTGCTGTGGCTAATAGTTGCGAGGAAACTAACAAGGAAATCCTTAACCCTCAACCGTTTGTAGTATTAACTGCAAATCAATTGAAGGGATATGATTTGGTAATTTGTTGTGCTGATAATTTAGATATTCGACGCACAATGTATAATGCTAAAGGTTTGAAGTGGTTGGATTTGCGAGCGCAGGGTAGAAATGGGGCTATGATTTCCCATTTAGAGGACCCAAAACTTTATTCAACATTTACAACAGGACCGGATGGTTCTTTCTCTTGTCAAGGAGATTCTTGGGAAGGAGATGCTTCAGGTGTTCATTTTATGCAAGTAGTAATTGCAGGATATGGCGCACAATGGACGCAACGATGGTTTAATGGTGAAGAAGTTAAGAAGCATTTTACAATTAATGGGTGAAACTAATGAATATTTTTTACTTGGACCATGATGTAAATAAATGTGCGGAAATGCATTGTGATAAACACGTTGTCAAAATGATATTAGAATATGCACAAATGCTATGCACGGCACATCATTGTAAAGATACATATATTTGTGAAAAAACATGGTTGCCTAAGAAAGTTAATGCTGAAAAACTGAATCAATTGTATAAGTCTACACATATGATGCACCCTTCATCAGTATGGGCAAGAGCATCTTTACAACATTACAATTGGTTGTATAATTTATTCTGCGCGGTATGTGATGAATATACATATCGTTATGGTAAAGTGCATCTATCAGATAAGAAACTGCGAAAGTTATTATCTGTTCCACCAACACGACTAGAAGATAATGGTTGGAAACAACCAACACAGGCTATGCCTATGGTGTATAAAATGAATGATAGTATTGACGCGTATAGAAACTATTACATTAAGAGCAAGTTAAAAAATATAGATATTAAATATACAAAAAGAGATAAACCAGAATGGTTAGGTGAATAAAATGAATGAAAAAGAATATGAAATATATGAAGCAAGAGAGCGAAGAGAAGATAAGGCGGCATCCTATGATAAGCCAATTCTCGATGGACAATGGCAAAAGTTAAAGGAAAATGTCAATGAGGTTTTCTATGAAGTCGGCAACGATTGGGAAAATGAACTATTCCTTGATGCTATTTGGGATGTGTCTGTAAATGAACTACCTGAATTAGAAGTCAGTGTAATTGTAGATTCTCATTTGAATCTATTTATTAGCAAGGGAACAGGGTCATTTGTAGATTACGAAAGTGAGAATGTGACAGGAATGCGACTACCGCTATTATGTTGGATTCATACTCACCCATTTGGCAAGGCATATTTTAGCGGGACTGATTGGAATACAATTAGAACACAAAAACCAATTCTTGAATCCGCAATTGTTCTTGGTAATATGGAAAGAATGAAGTGGTGGACACAAGAAGGAAAGGAAATGCTATGCAAGACGGAAAAGATTTGTCTAAGCGAGGAAGAAGAGTAAGATTTCCAATTCTTACACCGACATTAATTAAGTGTCCAATTTGTAATGGCACTAAATGTAATGTCTGTAATGGAACAGGTGAATATGAAATGGAAAGCGAAGCGTATGTAGAAGTGCAACAACCTTTAGTGGTTAAATATGTCGTAGATAATATGGCTACAATTAGTAGTGAAATTTCACGACTGTATGGTAAAACACCTGAAGTAACTACTGAATGTGTTACACCAGAAACTGAAGTAATTAGAGTTGATTCTCTAAGTGGAAGTGTGTGGATTGCTCACGACCTTAAAAATAATAGTAGTCCAAAATATTTCTATAATAAAAAGGAGATGGAAAAATGGTTAGTATCAGAGAGATAAGAAGAATATTTGACGAAGTATCAGAAGAAAGACAATTGCCTATGGCGGCAATATTAGAATTTCAAACAAGGGCAGAATCTTTGCTAAAGGATTTTGCCAAACAATGTGATTCATATGCAGGTGAGGGAAATACTCGCTTAACTAAGAATCATGTAAAATTAGCATTTGTTGATTTTAAAGATAAAGAAGAAAAGGAAGATGAAGAAAATGAAGAAGAATTTGGAGAGTGGAATGAATGAACTTTGAAGATTTTGCAGATATGAATGAAGCGTTTTTGTCGAGAACACCGACTCAAATGTTAAAAACAATTGATGAAACAAATTTTGCAGGCAATGAGAAACTTGTGCTAAACTTTTGGGGTAAGACTTATCCTAATAGTGGTGTAGGTGAAAAGGTTTTGTTGAAACTTGTTGCAGACTATTGGGATATTGAAGATTTTATCCTTGAAGATATGATTGAAGATACAGGTAGTCTTGCACAAGCAATTGCTGAATGGGAAAATTCTTTCCCTGAAGAAGTTACCTATCTTGAGGAAGTAGAAAGTTGTCTTTATGCAGGTTCAAGAGAAGAAGTAATGGAACAATATATGACACTGTTCCCTAATCTAACATCTAACGGGCGAAAGTGGCTTACTGCTTTTGTTCTAAAGGAAACTCGAAATGGGACAGATAGCGTATTGGTTAAGAAATCTATTGCTAAGATGTATGGTTTTACAAGTTCTGAAGTAAAGAAGGCTTCAACCTGTTTAAGTTTGGCAGAATTAATTGACCAAGCAATTGATACAGGATGTTTAGATGTTGTTCCAACCGCAGGAAAATTCATGACACCAATGCTTGCAAAAGATATTCGCAAGGTAAAAGGTGGAATGAATATTACAAGTCGTCATTGGTGTGACTACAAGTATGATGGAATTAGAGCGCAGATTCATTATGATGGAAATGCTATTACTATCTTTAATCGAAGAGGCGATGACATTACAAGCAAATATCAACGTGACTTAATTCCAATTATTGATGCGGCTTCAGACCCTGTTGATTGGATTGTTGATGGTGAGATTTATCCGATTGATGCAAATGGAGAACCTGCATCTTTTAGCAATATGGGAAGTAGGATTCACGGAAAAACTGATGAAGTTATTTACCGTAACCCTGTGACAATTCGACTGTTTGATTGTTTGATGTATGGTGGACAACCTGTATTTGAGGATGATTTAGATACTCGACTTGAAACATTAAAAATGCATTTTGGAGAAGAATTAATTGCTGAAACCAAAGAAGTTAATAACCTTGAAGAGATGAAAGAATACTACGAAGAGGCTATTTCCGCAGGGTTTGAAGGAATTATCTTGAAGAATCCTACTGCAACTTATGATTTCGGCGCACGTTCAAAGAATTGGTTGAAGTATAAGCCACCTATGGTTGATATGGATTGTTTAGTTACAGGTGCAGTATTAGGAAAAGGCAAGAGAGCAGGCGTATATGGTTCATATCAAATTGCTATTAGGGATGGAGATAACTTGGTTCACTTTGGAAATGTTGGTTCAGGATTTACTGACGCAGATTTGACATTCCTAACTGAAAAGTTCAATCAATCAACTGCATCCTCATTAACAAATGAACCAACCCCGATGATTATTGAAGTCAAGGGAGATATGATTACAAAGAACGAACAAGGGGAATATGGTTTGCGCTTTCCCCGTTATGTGAAATACCGTGACGATAAAAGTGAACCAACACAATTAAAGGAAGTGTTAGAATGAAGATTAAAAAGATGAGTAAAGAAAGCATATGCCACTATTGTCATGAAAACTTTAACGGCGTAGAAGAAGGGTTAATTCAAAATTTACCTGATGGTAGCGAAAGTTATTATTGTTTAAGATGTATTGGTAAACTAATGGTGTATCGAATTGAAGGCGTACTACCACAACATTTGTTTATGGCTTGTGTTGATAAACTAAATGAACCTCTACCTGAAGAATTACTTAACAATAAAGATGAAAACCAAACTACTCTTGATGACTTTAATGAGGAAGAAGAGTAGAGAATCAAAGATAACAAACTTTAATATGTTAATAAACATAGTTAAGGTCGAATGGTATGCTATGGGATGAATTATTACCTTCTTCGATTATGAGAGAAGGAGATATAATTACTTACGCAACTGACGTTGGGTTATACATTGACGCTGAAATTGTTAGAGTTACTTGTCCTATTTGTTTAGAGGAATTTATCGGAAGCAAAAGAGAAGCAGGTATTTTCATAACAGGCCATTCAAGTTATCATGAATTCGTAGAAGAAAGAGCAGAATATTATGGTGGAATTTAATGTTTAGAAGAGAACAATTACAAGGAATTTTACTAACCTTAGCAAGACCAGAAGTAACTATTTATCGTAGTGAGAAAAGTAAGTCCGGTTATACGATTAGAGTTAGGGTAATGTTCAGGGCTAATAGAGAATTTCTAATCGCCCTAGAAAGAACACTAAATCAATATGATATTAAAACAATCTTAAGGGAAAAGGAAGGAAGTAATAGACAAGCCCCTGTTCTTATTGTAGGGCAGAAGGCTTCCTTAAATCTATTAAGAGATTTAATGCCTGAATTACCATGTTCTCATAGTAATTGGGATAAGTTTGATTTAGTTACAGGTTACTTACAAGAAGGTTTACATTTAGAAGATGATGGAATGGATAGATTGATGAGAGAGATTGAAAATGTTGAGAAACAAACAAACGACTAGTAAAAATATTATTTTAATTGGTGGGTACGGTAGTGGTAAAACTACTACTGCTATTGAGATGATGGGTAATCGACCTTATCAAATATATCCGGCTAATGATATTGCTATTGATGACATATATTCTTACCCAAATAACCATGGGTTAATCATTGAAGATGTTCATTACAAACCTATGAAAGATAAGATTTTGTCGCTGATACTTATAAACCCTCACATTATTTTAACTTCTCTGAACGAAAAAGATGTTTCAAAGACGATTTTAAATATGTGTGTAAGAAAGCGATTAGGTAGAACAGACAAAAGGCAGGATAAGATAAAGGAAGTAGCACCAAATTGTATTAAACCTATTGATTTAAATAAGAATATCTATGATATTAACTTTGAACTATTAAAGAACAAGGATAGAAGACAAGTTTTGAAAATTGTGAAACATAACAAACCTTCAGATATGCAATTACTATCATGGGTGCAACCAAATGTAGATGTTAGAAGTATAGTATTTGCTGACCATGTTATGAGATTGTGGTCCATTGATTACTTTTATGAAATACTAACCTATTCATTAGCAGGGTATTTATCAGGACGACCATCATTCCCAAAGAGAAATACATACAGTCCAGTCCCCAAGATTTGTTCTAAGTTAGGTTTGAAAACAAGAGATAGTTATTTAGTCAAATCATTTTTAATGAATGATGAATACAAAGAATGGGCTACTAAGAAATTAAGTTCGGATGAATGTAAGATACTGAACTTAAAAAAGCCCAGAAAGAAATCTGTAAGAGTAACAAAGATTAATAAAACATTGGGGGATTTCTAATGAGGAAGAGTCAAGGGACACCACTGACAAAGTGGTTAGGAGAAATACCAAAAGAAATTAAAGATAAATGCCCCTTTTTAGTTTGGCGTGAGTTTTGGAATGATGACTTTACACCACAAGATGCAATTTTAAAGGTGAAGTAAATGCCAAGAAGAAAGTATGGGAAAGAAAGAACATATCGTAAAACATATGCTGAAAGGTATATTGATATTGTTATGAATGATGGTAACGAAAGAAACTCTCATCAAGTAGTAGATGCGATTATGACTTTTATTGAAGAATCACCAACTAATACAAGTTATGCTTATGTTCCACATAAAGGTAAAGTGGCACATTATTTGGCAAATAGTAAAATGTATAGATTGGTATCTAAAACACCTAAAACGGGTGCTTCGTATGTGAAAATTATGTTATGCGGAGAATGTAATGGTTCGGGCTACATTAAAAACAAGCCCTGTAAAGATTGTAACGGTGAAGAACATGATGCAAAAAACGAATGAATTATTAGATAAATTAAATGATAATATTGAAAGGGGAAACAGAATATTAGTGATAGTTACTGCGGTAAATATTGCTACTGTAATTATGATAGGATTAGTGATACTATGAATTGGACAGAAAAATATAGACCACAAAGATTAGGCGACATTATTGGACAGCCTAATTTTGTAGAGGATGCAAGAAATTGGGTGAAGGTTGGCGATATGCCTAACGTGTTAATTTATGGTCCGGCAGGAACAGGTAAAACTTCTGCAGGAATTGTATTAGCGAAACAGTTTTTAGGTAAACATTTCAATACTCACTACAAAGAAATTAATGCAAGTCAAGATAGAAAGTTAGATACTATTAGAGAAACAATTACTAACTTTGCTTCTTGGAAACATAACGATGAGGTTCCGTTCAAGGTAATGTTGTTGGATGAATTTGATGGGATGACCAAAGATTCACAAAGAGCATTAAAGAGAACAATGGAAAGAGCATTTAATGTTAGATTTATTATTACTTGTAATGATGAACATAGTGTTGAATATCCAATAAGAAGTCGCTGTGCTAATTATTGGTTCAAACCTCTTAGTGCTAAAACAATGATAGAAATTATTACTGACATTTGTGAGAAAGAAGATGTTGTGTATAATCCCGCTCATGTTAGTAGTTTTTGTGAATTAGTTGATGGAGATTTAAGACGAGCAATTAACGAAATACAAGCATCGGCTTTTAGTAAGGTTAGTATTGAAGATAAAGTAAAAGAATTTATGTGTAATTATGTAGAGATTGTGAAAAAATTAAATGGTGATATGAAGAGTAAAGACGAAGCACATGGTTTGCTACTGTCCGAAGTATTTCTCGGTCGTAGTGTAAAACAAATTGCTACGAATCTTCATCATACTGTATTAGAAATGGATTTGGATAGAGCGATTATGTTTAATAACCTCGCTCGCATTGGTGAAATGGAATGGAGAGCGAAAAGCATGACCCCGAAAGTGTTAGTGTCATGGTTTGTTGCTCAATATTGGTGAAATAAAAAAGGTGAAAAAAATGAATGAAAGAATAGAAAAGGAATTGAATGCATTGGCAAATAAACTTGGAAAAACAAATGAAGAAATGGTTCAGAAGTATAATGATATTGCTGAATCAAACGGGCTTGACCTTGAGAATGATAGGCAAAGTATGGTAGCACTAACGCTAACTCGTAACTTTGTTCGTGGTTCTCTAAAGGGTGCAAGTAGTGGTGGTTCATCATTTGGTGAAAACGCTTTTGGATTCCTTGTAGGTTCTGAACCTGCAAGAGATGTTCAAGAATGGCGTCGAAAGAATTTGCTAAGTGATTATCGAACAAATGCAAATACTGTATTTAACGAAGAACGATGTGCTGAAGTTGTATTAACAGATGCAGGCGCATACGAAAAGAGTCAGGTTGTTGATGGAGATGTTGAAACAAAGAACATTCCACACTTGCCTAATTCAGCAATTGAAGTGGATGAAAATAAATGGATTGTTCCAACAGATAATGTTAAGGCATTTATGAGTGGCGATAAAAATCCTCGATATGGAAAACCACTACCTGCTGAAGAATGGAGAATGCGAGCGCACTTTATTGGAAAGACTGAAAATGGTGACTACCAATATTGGACACTTGGATTAAAGAATGAAGCGGCGAAACAATTCAACATTTCAAACTTTGAATGGTTGCATCTAAATGCTCTCTTCAATGAAGATAGAAATGCTTGTTATGGAATTAAGGGACGAACCCTTGCTTCACTACGCTTGAATAAAGACTTGGACCCCGAATCAGATAACTATGTTGATACAAGTGGTCTATCTATGGAAGATTTACTCGGTGAATGTATGCCTGAATATATTGCAGACTTAATCGAGATTGAAGATTTCCATACTACACAAGCACAAAACCCCGGAATGAAATTGGTCATTACCGATGGAATTGTTAGCAGTATGAATTTGAAGGTAAATGAAAAGACGGGCAACCGTGTTATTTGGATTGAACCTGCTGATGCAAATTATGGATTTGAAGATGACGATGTTCCAGAATCTACACCATGTTGGGTTCCATCTAATGTGGATATTGATTTTGGTGTCGGTTCTGATGTGATTATTATTGGTCGCACAAATCAAACACAAAAGCGTGATGAAGATGGAAATTATCTTGAAGATGAATGGAACCCTGTGTCCCTAAATATCTATGGGATTTTCCCTCGCGTTGCACTCGGCGCACCTGTTGGTGAAACTGTTGAAGAAAACGACGTAGATTTCTGGTGAATTACCTACAAGTGAATTACCTTTGCGTAGTAGTAGGCTAAATCTGACTACCGAGTGGGTGCAAGGCCCACAATTAAAGGTGAAATTAATGAGATATGTAAGAATGAATCAAATTTGTTTAGACTTAGATGAAGTCGAAACAATTGAATGGAAAAAAATAGATGAAGATGAAACATTAGGAAACACAATGTATACACTTAGAGTGCATATGAAGAGTGGAAAAATGTTTACAAGACAAGTGTATGAAACACAGTTTGAAGAATTGAAAGAACAATACAAAGAATTGATTGGTGAGTAAAATGGGAATAGGAAATAAGAAAGGAAAAGCGGCAGGGTCTGTATTAACACAGGCGAAATCGGAAGATGGAATTAGTGCATTCAAAAAGGCTAAATTCCATGCTATGCAACAAAGGCAAAAATTGCTTGAACAAGAACAAGCATTTATGATTTGTGGTATTAGTGGAAATCCCGGAACAGGTAAAACAGGATTGGCACTTGATTGTCGAACAGAAGATGAAAAGAAAACACATTGGATTTTTGTCTTAGATTATGATGAAGGTGCTGAACCAACATGGCGACAACATTGGGCAAATGATGAGAAGGTTGTAATTTTTAACCCTTACATTTTCAATGATGATATGTCGGTAGATTATCTTGCTACGGCAGATATGAGCCGATACTTTATTGCTATGGTTAATGAAGCAATTACAACAGGTAAAATTGAACATGATGATGAAACAATAGAAGTCGAAGCGGTAAAGGCTATCGTTTTTGATGGTTTGGATTCATGGCTTGATACCACAAATATGATTGCTCGTCTAAACCATATTAAAGGAAAAGACCCAAGAGCGGCAGATAAAGTTAAGATGGTCCCAACACAATGGTTCGCAAGAAATGAGGAATACAAGCGTTTGTTTAAGGCCGCTTGTCAATTAGATTGTCATAAGTTTTTCATTACGCACATGAAAGAAGTGCATGATGGATTTGACATTGTTGGAACAAAACCCGATTGGGAAAAATCAACGACCGCGAAACTGTATCAACACCTTGAGTGTTATTCAGAAGAAAGAGGAAAGTCTTTGAAACTATTTGCTAAGGTAAAGAAGTCAAAGACAAACGCAGAAGTAGCAGGGCAATCCTTCCTTGTTATGGAGAATGATAATGGTAAAATCACATGGAATGGTTTGCCTGAAATTAAAGAAGGAACTCTTTGAGTGAAAACTCATTAGATGTGGTTTTGTCCGGTAATGAACGCAAAAATCTTGGACAGGGAATCCCCTCCTATCCCTGCGTTCCCCCATTTAAAGGAAGTGATAATATGAAATTTACAATTAATGGAAATAAATTAAAAGAATATATTGAAAGTGCTCTGCTTAAAGGCAAGTGGAATTACGGTCAAGCAAATAAAATGACCACTCTTAATTCGAGCATAATAATTTCTATTTCAGATGAACCTTTTATTTGTAATGGTGACCATTCATCATATGTTAAAACTAAAATACAAATAGAAGATGAGTTTGAAAAAGGAAGAGTAACTTTAGATACTGATATGTTGTTAAAATATCTAAGAAATGATAACTATACTTTTACATTGAAAGATAATACACTAACACTTGTATCTGGAACAAGAAAGGTAACGATGCCCATCTTAGATAGACACCAATATAATGATGCTATTTTAGATGTTAACAAGAACTATGTTCCTCATAATGATATGAATAAGAGTCTTAAAATTAGTAATAGAACTGAATTAAAAACTCGCGTCAAAGTTGCTAGTTCTGAATTAGCAGAAGCGTTGAAGGCTTGTGAAGTTGTGGGTAACTCAACATATAAATTAGATTATGACGGAGAGAAACTAATAGTATCTTCTAATACAGATAATGAAAATATTGCTGTTGATGTTACTGTAATGGAAAGTTTTGGACCAAAGGCTACAATGGAATTTAGTGCGCCTATCCATAAATATTTAGGTAGCGTATCTACAATTTTATCATATAATGATGACTCACCACTTTCGATTATTTGTGGTGGATTTACAATGTTAAGAGCACCGAGGGTTGCCCAATGAATTTTTTAAGTTACGTTGGACCAACCTTAAACGAATTAAATTTGGCTATCGAAGATGCTGGATTTGAAACTCTTGAGGATTATATGAAAGGAAAAGAAGGAAAGTCCCTATCTCCTGAAGAAAGAATTGCTTATCATTTAGGTAGAATGAATTTAATTGAAGAAGTATTAATTCAATTAAAACACGAGATGGGAGAGGAAGAGTAATGGATGAAGAATGGTTAGGAACAATTTATTGTTTGTTAGCCTGTGTTGGATTCTCTACACTTTACTTAATGTTATGGAACTTTATAGAAAAGGTAGAGAATTTAATAAAAGATTTTAGAGATAGAAAAAATAAATGGAAGTGAAGAAATGAAGGAAAAAGAAGATTTAAAAAACGTGCTTGGTAGTATATTACAAATGATGCAACATTATCAAAATGTTGTTAATACAGAAGCGTTAAGAATTTTACATAATACTGGTTATTGTCAAGATTATGTAGAAACTTGCCCTATTTGTGTAGAAGAATTTAATGCGGCTAAAGCAGGTGAAGAAGAATGAGCGAAGAGTTTAGTTATAACAAAACATGGGAACAAATTCATACTATGCTTGAGAAAGCAGAAAAGAAACAGAACTATCATTGGATGAAGATTCAAAGAAAGGATACACCTAAGTCAGAAAGGGTGATGCATATGAGAAATTACAAAGGTTTAGAAGGTGTTATCAATGGATTACGTTGGACTCTTGGGGATAGAAAAATGACAGTTGATATAGTGTTAGGTGATAAAGCGTGAAATTAACATTTGACGATATTAGTATTGTACCAAGATATTCCGAAATAACTTCAAGAAGTCTTTGCGACACATCAACTAAGATTGGTGATATTGAATTAGGAACACCATTAATTGCTTCTCCTATGGACACAGTTTGTGGCATAGATATGGCTAAGAGAATAGATGAATTAGGCGGTATTGGAATCTTACATAGATTTTGTAGTGTTGAAGATAACATTGAAAACGGAAGATGGTTGTTCGATAACTATATTGATTATGGTTTAGCAGTAGGTGTTACTAATCACGAAGGCATACAAATGTCCTTGGATAATCTAAATCCAAGATTAGTTTGTATTGATGTAGCACATGGTCATCATAAGATGGTCAAAGATACCATTGAATTTATTAAAAATATCAATGAAGATATTCATGTGATGGCAGGAAGTATTTGTACAGCGCAAGCCGCCGCAGATTTAGAATCTTGGGGTGCAGATTCTTTAAGAGTCGGCGTCGGAAATGGTTCTATGTGTGAAACAAGAATTAGAGCAGGTGTTGGTATTCCACAAGTTAACGCAATTATTTCCTGCAAAATTAATTCTTCAATCCCTATTATTGCTGATGGTGGGATTAGAACAACAGGTGACGTTGCTAAAGCATTATCTATTGGGGCCGATGCAGTAATGATTGGTTCATTATTTGCAGGGACTAAAGAATCTCCCGGACATATTCAGAAGATGGGAATGTGGCCTAACGAACAATTATACAAAAAGTATCAAGGTTCAGCATCACTTGATTCTAAAATTGCCCGTGGAGAATCAACTAATGTGGAAGGCAATTCAAAAATTATTCCCTACAAAGGAAAAGTAAAGCGTATTGTAGATGATATTAACGATGGACTTCGTTCATGTATGAGTTATGTTGGTGCAAATAATATTAGAGAACTACAAAAGAATACATCGTTTATTCAAGTTACACAAGCAGGACAAATAGAAGCAAAACCACATGGGTTGTTTTAAATGATTATTACAGAAGCAAATAATAAAATTCATCTCCGTTGGAGGGATGATAATAACGTAAGACGATGGGAGGAACATGACTTTTCTCCATACTTTTATATTGAGAAAGGGTCTGAAATGCCTGAAGTAATAACTTCTTCAACAAGATATGGGACAATGAGAATTCGACCTAATTATACATGGGGTGAATGGGTAAGTTTAGATGGCAAAGAATTACTTAAAGTTAGTTTTGAAACATCAGCAGAATTATACAAAGCCCGTGACCATTGGGAAACTACCTACGAGGCAGATATTTCGGTAGCCCGAAAGTATGCAGTAGATTGTATGGAGGAAGTAAAGGACTATAATTTAAGAAAGTGGTATCTTGATATTGAAACTCAAGTAGGAGGAACATTTAACGATGCAGTAAATATGTTATGTTTCTATGATTCTTACAGTAAAGAATATACTGTAATGTCTTGGTTCCCTGTTGACCCTCTTCCAGAATATGATAATGTATTAGTTTATAGTAGCGAAAAAGAACTATTAGAAGCATTTGTTAATTTTATGGAGGAACAAGACCCTGATATGATTATTGGATGGTACGTTTTAGGGTTCGATATTCCTCACATAATAAAAAGATTGGTAGAGAATGAGATTAACCCACGCAGATTATCCCCTCTAAATGAGGTTAAAGGTGTATCACATAATAAAATATACAATGTGAACTACACAAATACCTCTCAACCTATCAAGGGAAGAATTACTTACTGTCTAATGACACGCTTTGAACGTTTATGGATTGACTCGCAACGTGGAACATTACCATCACTAAGTTTAGACTACTGTTCAAAAGCCTTATTAGGCGATGAAGCAGGAAAAAATAAGTCAGAAGCAAAATTCTCTGATGAGGAATTCTTTCAACGCTCATGGTTTGAAGATACTGAAGTATTTATTGAGTATAACAGAGTGGATGTAGAATTGATGGTTCGTATGGATGAAGAAATGAACATTAGTGAAAATGATTATGCGCTACAAAAATTGCTAATTTGTCCGTTTGATTGTGTATTTTATAATTCACAAATGGGCGCGGCATATTTTATGCGTCATGCAGATTGGAAAGCACCAACAGGTGTTAAAGGAAGCAAAGAAAAATATGAAGCGGCCTTCGTTATGAATCCCGTTGAAGAAAATACTTTCGGCCTACATGATACAATAGCAGTATTTGATTTCAAATCTCTTTACCCAAGTATGATGGCGGCAAGAAATATTTCATGGGAAACTATGACACATAAACAGGACGCTTATCAAATTGATTTTAGTGTTCCGAAGAATCTAAGAGAGTGGGCTAAGGGTTCATCCGATGTGTCATTTGAAAAAGATACGTTAGGGATTTTACCCAAAGCGGTTCTTAGTCTAATGAAGATGAGAGATGGTTACAAAAAGGCCCGTAAGGAGGCGACTAACGCTGAAGAATACAGAAAATGGGATTCAGCACAGATGGCTACAAAACGAGTTGTAAATGCGTTCTATGGTGTTTTAGCAAAAGATGGGTATGGTTGGGGCGATATGAGAATGGCGGCGGCTATTACTGCAAGTGCAAGAGAAGCCATGAGAGCAGTAGCATTCAAAGCAATTGAGTTTGGTTATGATGTGAAATATGGTCATACAGATTCTATCTTTGTTAAGGTAAAAGGTGTGGAAGATGCTAAACAATTATGCATTAGATTAAATGATTATATTAGAAATGAAGTATTCAATGATTGCGTTGAGTTAGAATTTGAAAAGTTAGCACAATCGTTCTTCTTATCAAAGAAGAAGAATAGGTACTGTGGTTACTTATCTTGGAAAGATGGTAATCATTTAGATGAACCTGAATTCTTTGTGATGGGTTTCGAAATGAAAAAGAGTAACGAAACTAAATTGGCAAAAGAATTTCAGAAAACGGTATTAAAAATGGTAGCATCAGGAGAAACAGAAAATGATGTTACAAGTTATGCAAGAAAATTATACAAGAATGTTAAGACAGGAAAACATGATTTAAATTCTGTCGTTAAAAGAAGTCGTCTTAGAACACCCCTTGAAGAATATAAGACTGTGGCAGGAGGAACCGCAGGTGTTTATTACATAAACAATTATACTAATATTCCGGGAATAGATGTAGGCGATAGTTATTATTTCTATGCAGTAGATAATAAAGGAATTGTGGGACACCCAATTAAGTATGAATATAGAGGTAGAGTCCGTAGTGTAGAATATATTGCTTGTAAAAAGGTTGATGATGTAATTAAATCATTCCCTGTCAATTGGCAAAAATTAGCCGATTCAGAAATTGTTAAGAAGGTTTCTCTTATCTATGATAGTTTAGGATGGGACTTGGTGGGAATTTCAGAATCAGGAAAGCAAACATTATTAAGTGAGTGGTGAATAAAATGAATATAGTAAAACAAATAACAGGAATAAAAAATAGAATGCTTGAGTTAGAAACAGAATATCTCAAGTTAGAAGAAGAAATGGAAGCATTGTCAATAAGACAAAAAGAAGAATGGGTTAAAACGGGAGAGTGTAAAATTTGTGGTGCCGAGGGTTATACTGAATGGCATCATATTATTTCACAACACCGTTGTCGTGAAGAAGGATTAGAACATTTAATTACTGCAAGAAGTAACGTAATTGAACTGTGCAAACCTTGTCATGATTTAACTACGGCTTCTATGTTAAGAAAAAATATGCCTACCAATAGTAAGGTGTCTGAAGAAAATGAAGATTTAGAACCTACTGAAAGACAATTGAATTACATAAAGAAATTGGGTGGAAGTCCACCTGAAGGATTAACGAGAAAGGGGGCAAGTCAATTAATTGACGAACTAAAAAACTTGAAAGAAGGTCATGCGAAAAAGTAAGAGAGCGTGACCCAAACTATGAAAAGGTGATTAGAATGAGAAAAGAAAACGGAGAATACACATACAAGTGGGAACCATCAAATGAGAAACCAATACTGAAGATTACAAAATCTTCATTGGGCTCATTTGGTTTTTGCCCTCTTAACTATAAATACGGCTATCTTGATAGCATTAGACAAAAAACAAGTCCCGCCATGATTAAAGGAACAGTTATCCACAATGCACAAGAAGAGTTCTGGAAAATGGTTGATGTTGAAGAAGCAAGAAAGTTAGCAGATGACCCAATGAAATTACAAAAACATTTCAGAGGGTTATACCCTGAAGCACCTGAAGAAGATTATGAAGATATTTACAGGGCTATGACGGCATATAATACAGAACGATTTATTGAATGTATTGATGAAAACACATTAGATAATTTTGTTCCTGTGGGTAATGAAATAATGTTGAATGCTTCCTTCACTACTGAAGATGGCATAGAGGTTCACCTACAAGGAATTATTGACCGTATCTTTTATGAAGATGGTGGTTATATTCCTATGGAATTAAAGACAGGTGCATGGAAAGATACCAAGAAAACAATGATGCGAAAAGAAATGGCTTTCTACAAAATGTTATTTGAGAATGCAGACCCTGATGATATTAGAGCGGCAGGATTAGACCCTGATATTCCCTTTACACATTGGGGATGGTATTACCCTGCTAGTAATTATGTTTGGGTTGAGAAAGTATCTAAGCGTTCTCAAACTGCTGTATTAAATTCAATTGATAAATTGATTAATGCTTATGTAGAAAAAGAATTTCCTGCCGCCTACTACTACAAGAAATGTATTCATTGTGGGCATTATGACCATTGTGAAGCCGCAGATGGAGGTTCTCAAAATGACTGGTTCTAGAAAAGCAAGATATTGGCATAAATTTGTAGATGAAGTATTTGTAGATAATTTGACAAGTAGACAAATTGCTGATAGATTAATTAGTCATCTACAAGAAATTAGTAATAGTAAAGCAAATTGGAGAAATGCACCAACACAAAGACAGGTAACTTCCTATTTGGTAATTTCTCCTAAATATGAAAAGATACCTTATGAATACATAACTAATAAAGGATGTAAATGGAGGCGTAAAGATGAGTGAAGAACTTTCAAACTTATTTAGTCAAATAAGAGAACAAATGAAAGTTAGAAATAGAGCCATTATTGGGTTAACAAGTATTGCTATCCAACATCTTATGGATAATAACTATGATAAGTGTGAAGATACTTTGCGCTCGTTGATTATATCATTAGAAGGAGGCTACGAAGAATGAATACTACAAGTGATAAACCTGAAGAGTGTTGTTTATGTGGACAAAAAATGTATAATGTACACGAAACAAACAATGCTTTGCCTGTAAAAAATGGTAGGTGTTGTCACACTTGTAATCAAAAAATAGTCATACCTGCAAGAATGAAAGAAATCTTTGGGTATTATATGTAGGTGAGAAAATGAGAGAAAAAATAGAAGAAGTAATAATGAAAAAGAATTGGTCTTTATCAGACATTTTAGATATGGATAGGTCAGTAGAAAACGTTGTGCAGGAAGTAATAACAGATATGACTACTGAAGAAAAATATTTGCTTGTAAAAGATATTGAATATGGTGGACCGAATGATATTACAGTAGGACAGATTGTTTCTATTGTAGTAAGAGAAGAACTAACTTTAGTAGCAAAACAAATATTTAATTCGTATTTGAAAACAGCGCAGGTGAATTTTGATGATAAAATGGATAAAAGAAAAACTAAGAAACCTAAGACAGTCGTGGAAGATATACCTGAAACTACTGAAGATAAGATAATGACATTGAAACAAAGAATTCGAGAAGATTCAAAACAATTAGATGACAAAGAAATGAGAGAACAAGGGATGATATGATGAAATTTCCAAGAGAGATGTGGGCAGGTAGTTTGAGAAGTAATGCGAGAGAGCCTGCAAGAATCATTGTTAATAATAAAGAGGAATACAATGATTTCATTAAGATGTATAATGGTAAGATGAATGTCTTTACATCTGTATATGATTATGAATACTTTTCACCCAACCGTGGGTTAGAGTATTCAATTATTCTTGACCGTATCTTTTTGGATTTTGATGCACATGATGGTGATTTAGAAGAGGCGTTTAATGCTTGTAACAAAATGCATACATGGTTATGTGAAAAAGATTACAAACATACTATTGCATTTTCTGGTCGAGGTTTTCATATCTTTGTGTATGGGGAAAGGACTCATTCACTTAGACGAATTAAAGCATTCTTTGATATTTGTCGTGACGTAGTGCATGGTAGTAAAAGTTTAGATGATTTAGTTATCAACACAAGTAGACTTAGAAGGGTACAAAATACATATCATCTTGGTGCTAACCGTTGGTGTGTTCCTTTAGAAAGTAATGATTTGGATAGAGGGCTTAAGTGGATATTAAGTATATCAGACACACCACTAACAGGAAAACCTTTTGTATATGGTGAAAAATTAATTAAGTGGCCTGAAGTTAAAAGCATGGAAACTGTTGAGATTGAAATTGATTCAGTTGAAAGTCCGGGAGAATTACCTATCCTTCCATGTTTAAAGAATGCTATTATGGCAGAAAACCCAAATCATAGAGCAAGAGTATTACTTGTTCAATGGTACAATGAATTACTTTCTGAATTAGCAATCGTTCAAGCAGAAGAAGATATGAAACCAAGAGATGTTAGTGGAGGTGCATTAGAAATGATTGCAAAACAAATAGAATCTGAAATAGAAATTATTGCAGATAATGAAGATGTGTGGATTGATTACAATAGAATGACAACAAAAGGTCATGTAGATTTCATTGTAAATAATAGATACATGGCACCAAGTTGTAGTACATTAATCAATGAAGGATTATGCGTAGGTAAATGTTGGAGGTATGGGCATGATTCAAATTGATAGTAGAGAAGATTCACAATTATCAAGAGCAGTAATAAAAATATGTGAACAACAAAAAATAGAATACGAAAAAATATGGTTAGAAATAGGAGATTATATTGTAGGAGATTGTTGCATCGAAGCAAAGTCGGCGGCAGATTTCTTACAATCAGTTAGAAATAATAGAATATTTAATCAATTAGATAACATGGATAGAACATACAATAAAAATATAATTTTAATATACGGAACATTAGATGACGCAATCGGTTACTTAGAAAGAACACAATACAATTCAATACAATGGAGAACAAAATTAAAGAAAAAGTTTGTGGGCGCACTAACTTCTATCGCATTACATACAGATGTAAAACCTGTATGGGTAGATAGTTATCGAACGGCCGCTCACATTATCTTAGCAACAGTAGCACACATAGACAAAGAATTAGTTATACATAAAGAACTACCAAAGAAGATTAGAACAGACGATGTAAGAGTAGATGTATTATCAGAAATAAAGGGTGTTTCTGTTGATAAAGCAAAAGCCCTATTAAAGTCCTTTGGAAGTATTGCAGAAATATCAATGGCTAATATTCCAGATATAGTTGAGATAAAAGGAATTGGCAATAAAACTGCATATAACATTTTAAAGGCACTAAATTCAGAAAACGAGGTGAAATATTAATGGCAGAAGATATAGATATAGATGAGTGGGAAATGTATGATGCGTTGGCTAAAATTACAGATAGTGATAGTTTAGGTGTAGTGCGTTCTAAGAAAGTTGAATTACCTAAAGATGTATTAAGATGGAGAGAAGTAGTAGGAGAATTTTCATTGTATAATGAATACGCCGCTACAATGTCTTACTATGTAACATTAGGACAAGTTTTGAAAGATTCAGTTAGGGTTCCGATAGGCAGATTAGCACTTGACCCAAGAATTCATTTTTGTTGGATTCAAACGTCAAGAAGTGGAAAGACAACAATGTTTGATTTTCTATGCCCTGTATGGCAAAGAAGTTTTGAACTATTAAATCGTCATCCAACAACAGTGGAACCACCCTCAACACCCTTAACAGGTGTAAAGGAATTCACATTAAATAACCCTGATAGTTTTACAGACCAAGCGTTATTAGGAACAATGAAGATTAATGTCCCTAACCCAGAATACAATAGAGGGGAAGCAAGAAATGATGAGGATTATGATATTCCTGAATTTATTGATACTACTATTTATGGTAGTTTGTATGGTAGTGGTTTAATTGCATTTGATGAGTTTGAACATTCAGGTATTTTTAAGGAATCACAACACAAGCAAGAAACGACTATGCTCTTTCAGAAGTTTATGAATCGCCTCGATTCAGAATCACATTTGATTAGAAAGCGATTGACTGAATGGGGTAGAGATTTAGTAGTAGATTCTCAGCGTTCATTATGGGCAACTACATTACCACCGGAAGGATTGGAAAGAGTTATCTTAACAAAAGGTGTATTCCAAAGAATGTGGTTATATGTTAGAGAAGTTCCTGAATCATTGAAGTCACAAATGGAAGAAGATTATATTGCTATGGTTGGAGAAATTATTGAAGACGATGATGGGGCCGCACCATATCAAGAAGAGTTTGCCGAAATGATTTACGGAACATATCGTTGGGTGCAACAAAGATTAGAAGAAGAAGGTGGAGATGCTCGAAAGGTTGTTACATTTTCTTCCGATGCACAAAAGAGATTGAAGACTGTTTGGAAAGGAATGCGTAAGTATATGATTACGTTTGATAACCATATTTACGAAGCCCTGAATACATTCCTTATGAATATGATTAACAACATTTGTATTGCGGCGGCTCTATGTGCTGTTAGTGAAAGAAGTAAAGTAATTACTGCAAGACATATTAATCAAGGTAGACAATTAACTGATGAATCATTTGATTCTATTACAGGGTGGTTTACCGAGAAACTAAAGAAGCGTCCTAAAAGACTGTCTGATAAGAATAATGAGAAGATGTATGTAGCGGCATATAATTCAACTAACCCTAAAACAAGACAGGCAGGAACGTCTGGATGGGTTGATAAAAAATTAATGATAGAAACCTTTAGAAAGCAGGAACAATGTGGAAGAAATAAGTTCTACCGACATTGGCAAAGTGTGAGTCATTTATTTGAAGAACTAAGAACAACAAAAACATATGTAAAATTGAAGGTGAAAGAAAATGAATAAAGTATTATCGTTTGATATAGAAACAAAGAATTTAAGTCACGAAATTGGTGGTTGGGATAACCAACATCTTTTCAAAGTGGCTTGTGTAACAACGTGGGATGGAGAAAAAGGTGTGGTTTATGTTGATGAACCCGTCAATGATTCTTTCCGTAAAGCAGGAACAGAAGTTAAAACATTAAGAGAATTAAAATTTGATTTGGATGACCATTTCCAAAAGGGTGGAATTTTATTAGGACATAACATCAATGCTTTTGATTTACCTGTATTGCGTGACTCAATGGATATTTACATCGTAAGAAAATATTTAGAAGATAAGACCAATAGGTGTATTGATACAAGTGCTTATATGACTAAAAATCATGGACAAAGAATCCATTTAGATAATTTAGTTAAATGCACTTTAGGCGATTCTAAATCTATGTCAGGTGTAGATTCTGTCGCTAAATGGCGAGCAGGAGAATTTGATGAAGTAGTTGATTACTGCATGAAAGATTCTCAATTAACATATAATCTTTGGATGTATGGAAGAGATAATGGTGTTGTAAAGTATTACGACGAAGAGAAAGATAAGCACATTGTTGCTGAAGTTAATTGGTGAACACTAATTATTATAACGGATTTATTCTTTAAGAATCTGTTCGAAAACGAAATTTAAATTGAAAAAGTATAAGTTCCCTCAACCTATACATTAAAGAAATATTTGAAGTTATAAAAATATAGTGTAGCATCAATGTTACAATTTGGCTCTGTCCCCTATTTTGGGGGCAGGGTCATTTTTTTTTGGTTTCTAAGAAATTTTGCGATTTTTACTTAGAATGAATTTTACGGTGACAATTTGCACAAACTACTTCACACTTCGCTATTTCTTTTAAAATGTTTTTTTTCGAATACCCTTTTGCTACCATAGTAGAAACTGCTTTTTCTTTTTTCTTTCTATAATGATGAAACTCCAGACAAGCGTAGTGTGATTCTCCGCACCTTTCACATGATAACTTCTTTTTATATTCTCGGAACCATTTTCTAATTTTTAATTTATATGCTTTATTTCGTGCCAATATTTTATCTTTATTAGATTCATAATAATCCCTATCGTATTTTCCTTTTGCCATAAGATTTCCACCTTAATTTTAACCATTCAATAAATTTAAATCCTGTAACAAATAAAATAAAATAAATAGTGCATTCTAAAAGAATAGCACCCAATAAAATTTCACCACCCATGCAACTTGAGTGGCTACCAATATCTACACACAATTCGGTAGATGTTAAATTCATTTTATCACTACATCAAGATATTTTGTCCCGTTAAAAATGTAACAATTAGTGCGCCGATAACATATACTCTATGCTTTAATGACAAAATATCCTCATTCATATGACTAAGATGATTATTTTTAATTGTTTTTATTTCATGCTTCATTAAATAAACTTCACCAACTAACCAATTAATTTTTTCTTTTTGAGTCTTTTCTAAAATCTCATCTAAGTCGCGCATTAATATCACCATTTTATTTTAACTATTTAAATTACATCACGATAGGATATACCAACCGGTAGAAGGCATCGCACCTGTATCTGTTACTGCCATTAAAGTTACTGTTTGTCCTTCTTCTAAAGAAATTGAATTTACACCAATATGAACAATATAATTTGGTGGTCCGGCCCCACCTGCCGGACCTCTATTAGCAGTAAGAATTGCGGCGGGGTCAATTCCTCCATTAATTGTATCTGAACCTCTAATCGTTAAACCTACTGCACCTCCAATTGAATTATAGTAAGTAACAATTTTACC